AGCATCACATTACAAAATGGGGTGGGTGTAATCGACTCTGATTACCAAGGAGAGCTACAAGTGCTCCTTAGAAACGAAGGTTTTGACCCTTATCGTGTAAATCCAAGCGATCGTATCGCACAATTAGTGTTTATGAAGGTTGAACACCCTATGATTGCGATCGTGCAGCAATTTACTACGTCCTCTGTTCGTGGTGAAGCGGGTTTTGGGTCAACTGGCGTAGAATCTAGACGCATAGATGACCTGTCTAATGAAACTCAGCCACCGATGAGTGGTCGTGAGCTTCCAACACAAGCGTTAGGCAATGATGAGCCAACAACACCAGGCGCCCCACTGGACAACACCACTTATTACGAGCCTACAGGCCAGGCTTTATTAGAGAGTGAGTACGGAGAGGACTAAATACACATGGCTTTGTTTCAAGAGTTAGACGTTAAGCTTGACCCTCCTGCACCAATGCCCAGTGTGGAAGCTGCTGCGTCTGCGGCAGCTGCCAAAGTAACCCGTATTACTAAGGCAACCGTGCGACAAGACATTGTGGCGGAGATTCAAGCCAACGGTATGCAAACTCCGTTGGAATTCATGCTTCGTATTATGAACGATGAAAACCTGCCTAGGAATGAGCGAATGGATGCTGCAAAAGCCACTATCCCTTATGTGCACAGCAAGTTGAACTCCGTAGATATCAATGCTAACGTGTCAGTTTCTCACGAGGACGCATTAGCGTTTCTTGAACAGGATGACTAAGCATATGAAAGTAGAATTTGAAATAGCCCACGAACCCAGTACGTATCGCGGGCTTGCAGTAGTAATTGCGGTAGCAGTAGCGTTATTTAAACCAGATCTTATAGCGCAGTTAACAGCTGCTGGTATGGGAGTATCTGGTCTCATAGGTATATTCTTCAAAGATAGTAATTTAAACCCACCAAAATCCAACCAAAACAGAGACTAAAAACAATGAATGAACCATCCGTAAGAGCGCAGATCATCACTGCCCGTACCTATAATCGTCCTTTGGAAGATGGTACGTTCGAGACATGGGAACAAACAGTAGACCGAGTTATTAAGCATCAGGAGTGGTTATGGCAGAGAGCAAAGCACGCGGTTTTGAACAAAGCACAATTAGCGGAGCTGGAAGAACTTCGCGAACTGATGTACAGTCGCAAAGCAACACTATCGGGCAGAAACTTGTGGCTGGGTGGGACAGAGTTGTCAAAGAAACGGGAATCGTCGCAATTCAATTGCAGCTTCACGAATGTGGAGACTGTTTACGACGTCGTAGACGTATTTTGGCTGCTGCTACAAGGGTGCGGAGTTGGTTTTAAGCCAATTAGAGGATCATTAAATGGTTTTACAAAACCAATTACTGATGTAGAAGTCATAAGATCAACTCGTACTGGGCCTGGCGGCGATGAAAAAACAACAGAAACCTTCAACCGAAACACCAAAGTCTGGACTATTAAGCTCGGAGATAGTGCGGAAAGCTGGGCCAAAAGCATCGGTAAGTTGCTTGCTGGAAAATTTGCCGCCGATAAACTTGTACTCGATTTCTCAAATATACGCCCTGCTGGCTTTCGTCTCAAAGGATACGGTTGGATCAGCTCCGGCGACGAAGCCATTAGTACAGCGTACGTCAAGATCGCTTCAATCCTTAGCAGACGTTCAGGTTCACTACTTACGGCGATCGACATCTTAGATATTGTTAATCATCTAGGTACTGTCTTATCGTCTCGCCGCTCGGCACAAATTGCATTATTAGATGCAGACGACATGGAGGCGACGACGTTCACCTATGCTAAAAAAGATTTCTTCCTACACGACAACGCTCATCGGTGTCAGTCTAATAATAGTCTCTTGTTTCATACTAAGCCTAGTCGTGAGCGACTTACCGCTATCTTCGCAGACATGGAAGCAGCGGGCGGATCGGAGCCTGGCTTCATTAATGCAGATGCTGCCCAACGACGAGCACCCTGGTTCGCCGGGTGCAATCCCTGTGCGGAAATCTTGTTGGGAAACAAATCGTTTTGTAATTTGTCCGAAGTAGACATCGCGAAGTTTGCTGGTGATACAGACGGGTTGAACAGAGCACTACATATCATTGCACGTGCTAACTATAGACAAACACTGGTACATTTGAAAGATGGGATATTGCAAGAAGCGTGGCACCTCAATAATGAGTTCCTTCGTTTATGCGGGGTGGGTCTCACTGGCGTCGTACGTCGTCCTGATCTTGTGGCTTACGATTACCGCAATATGGAACGGGTTACCACTTCCGCAGCCTATTCAATGGCTGACGAATTAGGACTACAGAGACCGAAGAATGTTACGACAATTAAGCCGTCTGGAACGTTATCGAAGATCATGGACACGACGGAAGGTGTACACAAACCACTCGGAAAATACATATTTAATAATGTTATGTTTTCTGAACATGATGAGTCGCTTCCAGCACTCATTGCTGCAGGCTATAGAGTTGTTCCGCATCCGTTCTCAGCATTGAGTGTCTTAGTGACATTCCCTGTGTGTTGGGATGATGTTCCCTTCGATTGTGTAAATGGGGTAGAATTGAACATAGAATCCGCCATTACACAGCTTGAGAGATATGCACTACTACAGAACAATTGGACACAACAAAATACATCAGTCACCATTTCATATTCCCCTGAGGAAGTACCATCTATTATTGATTGGCTGCTTGATCATTGGGACTTATACGTTGGGGTTAGCTTCCTCTATCGAACCGACCCCAGCAAAACAGCCGCTGATCTCGGATACGCTTACTTGCCACAGGAAGTCGTCACAAAACATGTGTACGACGAGTACGTTGCTGCCCTTACTCCAATCACAGACATCAGAGGATCATTCGTAGAGATTGAGTCTCAAGAATGTTCGAATGGAGTTTGTCCGGTTAAATAAGGTAAAGGTTATATTAGGTGCCCACAAGGGCACCTATACACTAAAAGGAGGAAACAATATGGCGACACACGTAGATCTCGCTCGTGACAACATTATGGGTGTTTTAGACACAGAGTTATATCATCAATTTCCGGGTACAACTGTCACTGTATGTTTATTGACAGTTTTGAATGGCTTTTCAGTGTTGGGTCAGTCTGCATGCGTAAATATGTCGGATTTTGACGCCGAAATGGGCCGCAAGTACGCAAAAGAAGATGCGATTAACCAGCTTTGGCGCCTTGAAGGCTATTTAGCTAAGCAACGATTATTTGAAAAAGGGTTGGCAGATGAGTAAATATACATTTGAAGACACAGCGCGTGTTGCGCATCAGTTAAATAAAGCATACTGCGAATTACTTGGCGACACATCACAAGTTGATTGGGAAGATGCCCCCAAGTGGCAGCAGAACTCTGCTATCTTGGGTGTAGAGTTTCACCATCAGTTACCTGATGCAGGGGATGATGCCTCTCACAATAGCTGGATGGAAGAGAAAATCCGCGAAGGGTGGGTGTATGGGCCTGTTAAGGACGCTGAAAAGAAAGAGCATCCGTGTATGGTTCCATTTGAACGGCTACCTCTTGAGCAACAACTAAAAGACGCGTTGTTTAAGTCTGTGTGCAATATATTAGATCGATTACCGTAATGGCTGACACGATGACATTTGGAGGCGCCTTGGACCTTTTAGTTGGAGGGTACGGAGTGTCTCGTCGTGGGTGGAATGGTAAAGGGATGTATGTGGCATACGTTCCAGAAAGTATTATTCCAGTTGAAGGGCATTTAGGCTTTTCTGAGGTTAAGGTTAATGCGTATTTTACAATAATGAACACCGATAGAACTTTAAGTACGTGGGTACCTAGTATTCGCGATTGTCTAGCAGATGATTGGTATATTGTAGAAGTATGATAGACGAACGTGAAGCTCAATTAAGGCTGAGATTAAAGACCGATTTCGAGTTTTACGCGAAGAAGTGCTTGTTTGTAAAGGATAAAGTCGGGCGCATTGCTCGACTTGAACTCAATAAGTCTCAGTTATACTTGCACTCTCAGCTTGAAAAACAGCTGGAAGAAACGGGTATGATTAGGGCATTAGTCTTAAAAGGTAGGCAGCAAGGTGTATCAACTTACACAGAAGGTCGTTATTATTGGAAAGTTACTCATCGCCGTGGTGTGCGTGCCTTTATTCTTACTCACGAGGATGCTGCTACTCAAAACCTTTTTGAAATGGCCTCCCGCTATCACACCAATTGTCCACACATCGTCCGACCTGAAACAGGTACGTCGAACGCAAAAGAGCTCACATTTGGTAAGTTAGATTCTGGTTATAAGCTTGGTACCGCTGGAACAAAGGCTGTAGGTCGATCATCTACGGTGCAGTATTTCCACGGTTCTGAGATTGCGTTTTGGCCACATGCAGATTCGCACTTTTCGGGCATCATGCAAGCCATTCCGCATGCGCCAGGTACTGAGGTTATATTGGAATCTACAGCCAACGGTGCTGGAGGTAAGTTCTACGAGATGTGGCAAGACGCAGAAAAAGGTAAGGGTGAGTTTATTGCTATCTTTATGCCTTGGTTCTGGCAGTCAGAGTACTCAGTGGATCCGAAAGAGTTCACGTTTACCGATAAAGAGCGAACCTTAGCTAAACTGTACTCTTTATCTGAGAGTCAGCTTGCGTGGCGACAGTTGAAGATTCAAGAATTGGGCGAGGATTTGTTTCATCAAGAGTATCCTTGTACAGCGCAAGAGGCTTTCCTGGTATCTGGTCGGCCAGCATTTGATCCGAAGTCTCTTATGGAAGCCGAATTAGAATGTTTCTCTCCAAAATATAGGGCAGAGGTTACAGAAAATGGGAATATATTTAGACATGAGGAAGGGGCTCTTAGAGTATGGGATGACCCCGTACCAGGTAAGCGCTACGTTATTGGTGCAGACGTTGCAGAAGGTCTCACCCATGGCGACTATTCGTGCGCTCAAGTCTTGTCTGTACCAGATGGTTTACAAGTGGCTGAATGGCACGGGCATGTTGACCCTGATCGATTTGGCGATGTACTTGTATCTCTTGGGAAGCGCTATAATCGTGCTTTTATTGGGGTTGAGCGCAACAACCATGGGCTTACCACTCTTACTAATATGCTACATACCGGGTACGCTAATATGTATGTTCAGCATGATATTGAGCATAGGTCTGG